AATGCCTCAATGGGCGGTTGGCAGCCTGGATCCGCTGGCGTGGCGATTCAGGCGTCTATGGGTGGGGGGCAACCGGATGGGGTTACGCCTACTCCTACACCGACCCCCACGCCTACGCCGACACCGGGCGGTCCAACCGCATTTGCGTTCCAATCCGAAACGCAAAACGTCATGTCTGCCTCAACCGCAGCAGGATCGCCAATGCGTGACGCACTGGCACGACGAATGGATTACGCGATCCGTCGCAGCAAGGCATCGGGGGCGTGGGGTAGGAAGCTTGCACGCTATGTCTTTTCGGCAGACAGTGAGGCGCAGCAGCAGATCAATATCCGCAACCCTGGCACCTATAACCTGACGAAGGTCGGCACCCCTACCTTTACCGCAAACGACGGCATTACGACGGCTGCGAACACCAGCTACTACGACACAGGTTGCCCCTTGACCGCAGTTGGTCGAGACGATCACTCGGTCGAGGTCTATTCGTTGAGTGCCACGGCCGGCACACTGATCGACATGGGCGCGCGGGACAGTGCTGGCGTCGGCATTTCGATCAACAGCAAGGCGACTTCTGCCACTGCCGTTATGCAGTCCTATACCGCGCCAGCGAGCATCAACCCGGCAACCGCAGCGCATTGGACAGGCTCGGGATGGGCAGGGCCACATCGCAACAGTGGCGCGGCAATCGACGTGACGCATCATGGGATCGTCGTTGCGCCTGCTCTTGCCTCAACGTCTGTCGCTACGGTCGGTGGCGAAAACCCAACGTTCCGCGTCCTCGGCGTGGCGGGCAGCACGGCTACGACTACTCGCAAGCTGGCTGGTGCATACATTTCCGCATACCTGACGCCTGCGCAGCGTGCAGAGGAAGCCGCAGCCTGGACGGACTATACCGAGTGTGCCCGCTTTGGCGCCCCATACATCGAGGAAATCGGCAAGGGCAGCGCGACCATCACGGCCGACTTCGTCGCGTACGGCTGCTCGCTGCCTTCCGTCATCGCTGCATACGATGCGGCTCGACGCGGGCTGACCGTCGCCATCATTGGTGACTGGGCGGACGAAACGATCTGGGACATCGGAGGCACGCCGTCGAGCGGCCTGACGTACATCGACGCCAAGGTCCCTGCCCATGTGAAGGGCATCTTCCGTGACATGCTGTCGTGGATGAACACCATTTCGCAAGCGCGCGCGGATACAGCTACCCAAGACGGCCTATCGCTGACGCCGCGTGACTATCAGCGCGCGATCCGTCGCATGCTGGATCCGACCCGGACGCAGGCGGCAACGGGTTCCGGCCTGATCGTCGGCCAGAACGTCCCGGTCTTCATGACGGGCGGGCTAACCGCTGCGGCAATGACTGGCACCAAGATCACCAGCATCACGACGGCAGACGGCCGCACGGTGACGGGCAAGGTCTTCTTCGACGGCAGCTACGACGGTGATCTTATCCGCTTGGCTGGCGTGCCCTACCAGATCGGTCGCGAGGCCGCTGGGACGGGCAATGAGTCTGCGGCTGGCTATCGTGGCGCAGCGAACAACCTCAAGCCTCAGACGAGCGCTGGGGGCACGCAGCTTGATATTGATCCATACGTCACCCCCGGCAGTTCAGCATCTGGGCGCATTTACGGTGTCGTCGCTGATCCAGGCATCGCTGATGGCGCAGCAGACCCGGCGGGCATCCAGCCGCTGAACAAGCGCTTGACGTGGTCGAACATCGTGTCGCGCATGGCTCCGCTCGCGGTCAACAGCTCCCCGCCCGCCGGTTACGCCGCATCGAAGTATGAGATTTTCGGACGTATCTTCGCAGCCTCGACGGCAGCAAGCATCACTTATCCGATCGCGTCGCTGCTCAAGATTGACTCGACGGCTGGCGTGTTCGATGTGAACAACGGCGAGGGGCGCATCTCGACCGACGCGCTGAACAGCGGCTTGGCCTATGCCGCTGCCGGAACCAGCTTCCCCGCGCGCAAGGCGGTGTTCGACGACGTGCAGTCGTGGATTTCCGGCCTGATGTACTGGCTGCTTTACTCGGGCGATGCGCGGATTCCGGCAGCGCTTATCACATCGTTGCAGGGCTACTATCTCGATCCGTTCTGCCATCTTGATCCGGGCTCGTCGGGCACGCCGCTGTTCTGGCCGAAGAATGCTTATCGCCGCGAGCCGCTGTATCTGATGAAGAACGCGAGCTACAAGTTCGACGCCAACGACATGGACGGCAACAACCGCCCGGACGGCTCGGCGCCGCGCTCGAACAAGACGGTCACGACGGTCAGCTATGCACTCGACGTTCATTCGATCCGCATCATGGACACGGGTGGCCTCGTTGCGATTCAGGGCGCCGTTTACAATGCGACGACGCAGTACGCGGGTGGGGTCAACTTCATCACGCCGTTCCCGCTTGAAGCAATCGTGCCAGACGCATCGGCATGCACCAACCTGATCTCCAGCGTGTCGGTATCCTCGTCGCGTCTGGCCTACGGGTCGTACCGCATGGAGCCGACGATGGGTATGGCTGCGGAAGTTGCCGCGGCAGTCGCAAAGAACGCGATCGACAACAACATCGCCGTTCAGGCGGTGGACTATCCGACCGTCCGCAGCGCTGCGCTTGCAGCCGGGGACACGATCGCGCTCACTCTGACGCAGGTGAATTGATATGGTCCGCATTCCCTTCGCCGCACTAGCCCTGATCGCCTCGCCAGTCACAGCGCAAACCACTTTCAGCCCCACCAACCTCGACGCCAACAAAGACGGCAAGGTGCTGCTGACCAAGGCGCGAGACGGGTTCAAGGCGAAGGACGTGTTGGTGCTCTGTCCTGATCTGGCACGTTTCACCTATGCGGTGACGTGCCCGTTTGCGCCTCCGGTGTCGGCGGTCGCTGCCCCGCGGATCACGACAGCCTGCAAGGACCTCGGCGCATCGGCGCAGTGGACCTATGCGGCGAAGGGCGGCACGTATGGCAACGTCTGCATCACGCGCGCGCTCGACGCCGTGCCGTTGGATGGCCCGCTCGATGATCCGCGCGTATTTCAAGATATCCGGATCGAGAACGCGCGGCATTTCATCACCCAGAAGTCCAACGTCTGGCGGGCTTTTAGCAATGTGCTTGCGCAGCGCATTGACGTTGGAGTGCGCAAGCGCGGAATATTTATCCGCGGCGGATCGCACGATTGGGTGATCCAAGACTTCCGGATACGCGGTATCGGCGTCAACACCGCGGTGGGTGATATAACCGTTGGTATCGGGATGCAGGGCGCTACCAATATCACGATCCGCCGCGGGCATATCAGCAACTTCGTGTCGCTGTATCCGGCCGGAAAGTACCGCCAAGGCGACGGCATGAGCAACGAGCGCGGCGACACCGCGGACATCAGCGACGTCGTGGTGGAGGATGTCAGTGACGGCGCATTCGACTTGAAGGGCACGACGCGCCTCGACCGCGTGCGCGGCGTCAGGGCGGGCCATTATACGCTCCGAGGCTGGGCAACGATCATCGCAGGTACGGTGACGTCAGAGGACCCCGGCAACGCTCATGTGCAGGTCGCAGCAGCTTCGGCCGACATCACGATCGACAAGCTGATCGCGATAGGTGGCAAGCCCTTGGTCACAGTCGACAGCCATGGCATCGGAGGCAAGATCACCATCAAGGAGTGCGACCTGTCGAAGTGGACGGGTACTTCTTTACTATCGGGCTTCTACACCCGCGCGAAGATTACCCTCGGTGCAACTTGTGTGGTAGGACCTAAGTAATGTCCATCGCAATCCCAACTTACGCCCCAGGCGCCATCTCCAACTACTCGGAACTCATCGACGAGATCCGCGACATGATGGACGATGCCGACTACTCGCAGGAGGCGATTGATCGGGCATTGCGGAAGGCTGAGGCAGAGTTCAACCGCACGCTGCGTACGCCTGACATGGAAACGCGGGTGGTGTTCGATATTACGTCCGAACTGACCGCGCTACCTGACGACTTCCACGAAATGCGGTTTATCTTCGTAGAATCGCAGCCGGATCGGGGGCTGGCGTCGATGTCACCGGGTGGGATGCTTCAGACCTATGGCGGCATCTCGGGTTGCCCGCAGGCGTATGCTATCGAGGGACGGAACCTCCGCGTCGGGCCTGTTGGTAATGTGACCGTCGAGATGGTCTATTACCAACGGATCCCCGGCCTTTCGGACGCTACGGTGTCCAACTGGCTCCTGAGGAAACACCCGGACCTGTACGTCGCGGGCGCGCTGTATCATCTGGCACGTCGCGAGCGTGATGCTGACGGGATGGCGCAGGCGGCGCAGGAGGTCGCGACGTTGACGGAATCCATCAAGCAGAACGCCATTGCGACGCGCTGGGGTGCGGCTCCGTTGATTCCTACGGGGTATCGTCAGGTTGGGTATGTTAGGATATGATTGGTGCGCTGGGTAGGATGGGAATCGGACCCACGAACTATGGCGTTAAAACCATCCACCAATCCAGTCGGTGTTTCACTACCCAGCGCCATGTTTCTTATGATACGGCTTCCTGATTATGTCAACCAAGCGCCTCCCCTTCCCCGCATACCTCCCGGACCAGTTGCCGCGTGGCGTCCTGACGGCGGCTATCAACGTCCTGCCAGCAGCGGACGGCTATCGCCCGGTGCGTTCATTGGCCTCCATCTCAGACCCCCTCCCAGCCACGTTTAAGGGCGGGTTTGCGGCTATCTCGACGGACGGCACGGCTTACCTGCTGGCGGGCACCGCCAACGGCCTAGCGCGCTACAGCGGCGGGGAATGGGATGACCTTATCGTCGGCATGTCCGTGACCGATCGCTGGCGGTTTACGCAGTTCGGCAACTTCGTGGTGGCGGTCAACGGCGTAGAGACCAAGCAAGTCGATCTGAACGCGGGCACGGCGTCCAACCTGACCGGATGCCCCAGCGCCAATGGCGTGGCAGTGGTCGGGGATTATGTCGTCGTCACGCAGGCAGGCGGCGATAAACTCCTAGTGAAGTGGTCGGGGTTCAACGATCATACGCAGTGGACTCCCGGCACCAACCAGTCCGGTTTTCAGCCGATGCTTACGGGCGGCGAAATCAAGGGCATTGCGGGCGGCGAATACGGTGTTATCCTTCAGCGGTTCCGCTTGGTCCGTATGGAGAGAACCGGAGATGCCACAGCCCCTTTTTCGTTCAGTGAAATCACGCCTAACTTCGGTTGCGCCTCTAGCGGCAGCATCGCACAGGCTGGGCGCTCCGTGTTCTTCCTTTCTGACCGGGGTTTCATGGCGCTGGAGGATGGGCAGGCGCTCAAACCACTAGGCAATGAGAAGTTCGACCAGTCGTTTCGCGACTCGGTGACGCCGGAGGATTACGAGAAGATTTGGGCGGCTATCGATCCGAAGCGCTCACTGGTCATGTGGGGCGTTCCGGGTGTCCCCGGTAGGATCTGGGTCTATAACTGGGTTATCGACCGCGCTAGTACGATAGAGATCCCGTTTTCTGGCCTGTTTGCGGGCTACGAAAGCAGTGTAACGCTGGAGCAGGTTGGCACGCTGTACCCCGATCTTGACGCCATGCCCTACTCGCTGGACGATCCACGATTTCAGGGTGGCGATCCGCGCTTGTACGTGGTGGACCGTCAGAACCGTATTGGCGCGCTGTCGGGGCCTAACCTAGCCGCGACCCTGACTATGGGCTGGCAGTCACTGGCGGACCCTATGGTAGCGCGTGTGCGGTCTGTTACGCCGATGTCCGATGCTACCGCAGGCGTAACGATCCGCATCGACGCACGGCAGCGGATGGGTGACGCGCTGGGGATCGTTACGGAGTCGGGTATGCAGGCTTCGGGTAGGGTGCCGATCCGCGTCCGGGGGAAGTATATGGCTATCTCGATGATCGTCGATGCCGGGGTGCGGTGGTCTTATAGCCAGGGTGTGGACGTTGACTATGATACGGGTGGGCAGCGATGAGCAAGCCCGTACCCGTAGACGGCAAGCGCCTGGACTGGCCGCGTCTGGTAGCGAACGCGATCAACGAGCTACAGGCGGTCAAGGTGGGTGAAGTGCGTTACAACGGCACGGCGCTGCAATGGTGGGATGGTTTGGCGTGGGTTGATGTGCCGTGATCCTGTCCGACGAAGACCGCAACCGCCTACAGCCAGCAGCCGATAAGGCGGGGTATTCGTTGGCGGATCTGGAGCAGAAACTAGCAACCGGTCACGCGATGTTGTGGCACGTTGGCGAAATGACCGTGACGAGCGAAGTAGATGAAGACTGCGTTTGCGACATTAGACTAGGCGGCGGGAAGATGACCCGAGACACCATACGCGGCCTTGAATTGGCTGTGCTTACTTCGCCCTTTCATATTGACGTGAAAAAGCTTAGGGTGTGGGGGCGAAAAGGATGGCTTCGGCTGTTACCCCACTGGACGTTTTGCGGTATGGAAGACGGGCTTGCGATTTTGGAGCGTGACGCATGAAAAGTAAGTCCAAGACCTCAACCAAGCCGGTCTATTCGGCACAGGTCGAAGGTGCCGCAAGCAATATCAGCAACGCGTACAATGCCGCGCAGCCGGGGATTGCGTCCACGGCCAACTCGCTGGCGAGTGCGGTTCCGGGGTTGATGGAGCAGTATAATTCCGGCCAACCCGGCGTTAAGTCGGCCATGCAGTACAACCAAGACGTGACCTCGGGCAAATATCTGGACGCGGGCAATCCCTACCTCCAAGGGCAGATTGACCAGACGAACGCCGGGGTTCGCAATGGCCTTGCTGCCTCGCTCGGGACGCGCGGCCTGACTGGTGGTTCGGCATTCGGTGACATCATCACTAGCAATCTTGCTAAGAACGAAAATAACCTTCGCTACACGGATTATACCAACGAGCGCAACCGGATGGACTCGGCAGCGTCGGCAGCAGGCGGTATCTCGTCTGCGCAGTACCAGCCGCTGTCGGTCATCCAGAGCATCCTTCAGTCCCAGCAGGCGCCTGTACAGGCTGCGGCGGGGGCTGGGTCGTCTATCGGGGGACTTCTGGGCCAATACACTAACGGAACCCAGACGCAGAGCAACGGCATCGGCGGACTACTGGCGCAGCTTGGCGGCGGCGCTCTTAGCGGCTGGGCATCGGGAGGCTTCAAGTAATGATGGGCACGACGCGACGCGGGTTGTTCGGAGTGCCGATGAAGGGCGCTTACGAGACACCGGGTTATGGCATTGACCCTACTGCGGCTGTAGGCGCTGGCCCTATTCAGCAGGATGCCACCAAGCCAACCTATACCAAGCCAACCACCGGCCAGATGATTGCTGGCACGATCGGTGACGCCCTTCAGAACTGGAGCGGTGGACGCGGCACGTTCCTTCCCGCCATGCAGCAGCAGCAAGAGGCTGCACGTCAGGCGCAACAGTACCAGCAGCAGCGCGCGGATCAGTACACCGATTGGGAGCGCAAGCAGCAGTACGAGGCGGCGCACCCGACCGCAGCCAAGGACGATGCGTTCACCCTGACGTTGCGCAACGCTGGCATCGATCCCGAAAGCGCACAGGCCAAGTCGCTGTACATGCAGCGCGCACAGACTCTCGCATCGCCTGCCCCCAACTTCGTATCGGACGGCGCTGGTGGTGGTCGCTGGGTTCAGCCTCCCGCGCCGGGTATGGGTATGGGTATGGGCGGACCACAGGCACCCGTTGGCAAGCTTACGCCACTAGGAGGTGCGCCCTCGCAAGGGGCGCGTACCTTTCCAGTCCGGTGACATCCTGCCGCACTTGATCCAGCTGGAAAGCGGCGGTCGTGTTGGCATCTCAGGCCCCCAGACGCAGTACGGCACGGCACAGGGCATGACCCAGATGCTGCCAGCCACGGCGCAGGGTGTCGCGAAGAAGCTGGGTGTGCCCTGGAGGCCGGATCTTATGTCGGGCAAGTCCGAGGCTGCGGCAGCGTACCAGAAGGCGCTTGGTCAGGGGTATCTTGAGGAATCCCTAAACGCTACCGGCAACGTGCGTGATGGGCTAAGGCGCTACCACGGAGGCCCTAATCGTCGTCTCTGGGGTCCGAAAACGAATTCTTACGCCGACAACATTCTTCGGCGCATGGGGGTATAATGGCACAGCAGCAGGCACGCGACGAAGCCGGTAACATCTGGAATATCGACGAGGCGGGTAATCCTGTCTCGTTGGCACAGGCGGCGCCTCAGGGTGGCGCTGGCGTAGTCGCGCCTAACCCGGTGCAGGCACAGCGGCAGCAGGCGGATTTGGGTGGGGCGCAGTTGGGCAACGCTCGCACTGCGCAGCAGATTGCCCTTGATGCGGCTAAGTTGCAGACGGCCCCGCAGTTGAGCGAGGAAGAGTTGCGCTCGATCCGGCTGGATAATGCTAGGAAGGAAAAAGAGCTATCCAACCCCGTCGAGTCCAAGCAGACGCAGACGGACCGACTATCACGGTTGCGACAGCTTGCGGGGCAGATTAATCGTACGCAGTCGCTTTACAACACTGGCATTGGGACGACTAAGGGCGTTACTAGCGGTTGGCGGGATTACTTGCCGTCGGACGCCAACGCACGATTTGACGTGGCCGGTAATTCGCTTTCGCAGCAGGGTTTAGCGGCGTTTAAGGTTCCCGGCATGGGGACGGTATCCGACCGTGATGCCGTCATGTTTGACCGCGCCAACCTTCCCAGCGCATCTACCCGTGACGTTGCCGTTGACGAGCAGTTGCGCGGCATTCGTGCGCGTGTTGACGAGGAAATGAAGGCGCTTGGCCAACCCGCTGTGAAATGGGAAGGTTCTGTTGATAACGGGCCTGTGCAGACTCAGGATCAGCAGCCAGCCGCAATCATTCCCGGTGCAGGGACACCCCCGCAAGGCCAAGGTCCAGCGGGTTACGACGTTGGCTCTGTTGCGGCTTCACCTACCGGCGGCTCCGGGGGCGGTGGTTTCTCGAATGCCGCTGGTGTGGCAATGGCAAAGAGGCTGTCTCAGGCTTATACGCGAGGAGCAGGTGTGCAGGAGCTGAATAAGCTTCTATCCGACAATGGGTTCCAGACATTCTCTGACCCGGCATCGGTCGCAGCTATCGGCAAGCGTGGGCGTTTGAACTTTGCACCTCCCGTTGCCGATGATACGCGAAACGGCGTGGGAAATATGTTTGGCGCAATTGCAGACAGTAAGGCGCTTGGGGGCATTGGTGGTGATATTGGCTCCTACGCCATATCGGCAGCAGACGCCCTGACGGCTGGCACGCTAGATAACATGGCTGGCGGCAATGCCAGCATGGCCATGGACTATATGCGTCAGAAAAACCCTGTTCCGTCTTTCTTGGGAAGCGTCACGGGTGGTGCGCTCGGTGCTGGTGCTGCTGAACTTGGTCTTGCGCGTGCGGGCCTGGGTGCCGGTGTTGCCGCGCTCGGTGGTGACGCGCTTTACGGTGCCGCATACGGCGCTGGCTCGACTGAGGACGGTTCGCGGTTGCTTGGTGCGGCTGGCGGTGGTCTTGGCGGCTTGGCTGGCGGCGCTGCGGGGCGTGGGTTGGCGCGGGGTGTCGGTTCGGCGTTCCGAGGCGTGCAGGATGCAAACGTACAGGGCCTTCGCGCTGCTGGTGTGCCGTTGACGGTCGGGCAAACTCTGGGTGGTACGGCAAAGGGTGTCGAAGATCGTCTGTCTGGCGTTCCGGTGCTCGGTGGCGTCGTAAACGCCCGTCGCCTGGAGGGCATGCAGGGTTTTAACCGTGCAGCGTTTGATGAGGCCTTAGCGCCCATTGGGGCCAATACAGGCGGCATTACTGGCCCGCGAGGCATTGATGCGGCGCAAAACGCGACTCGCCAAGGCTACGACAACGCTCTGAACGGCGTTTCCGTTACACGTGATCCGCAGTTTACTGCCGATTATAACGGTGCCATTAATCAGGGCGCACAGGTCCCTCGTGTAGGGCCTGAGTTCGAAGCATGGGCGCGATCTGATCTAGATCCGCTAACGGCACAACCTCAGTATGACGGCGCCACGATACAAGATTTCATTCAGCAGACGCGCGGCGCTGATTTCGGCAACGATGCAATGGGCAATCTTGTCGGTCGCTCGGTGACTGGCGCTGAGGACGCAATGCGAGGCTTGGTTGACCGGCAGGCGCCCGCTGTTATGCCAGCGCTTCGCAATGCTGACCAGGCATACCGCCAGACGCAAGTTCTTAAAGATGCCGTCAATCGTGCGCGCAATGGTACGCGCGTGGGTGAAACTGGTACGTTTGCGCCGTCACAGTTGAACGATGCAGCGGCAGCTAACGGTAAGCGCTTTGGTGGTAGCCAAGGCACTACCCGCCAGCCGTTCTTTAATCTTACGGAGGCCGGTCAGTCTGTTCTGCCTAATTCTGTTCCAGATTCAGGTACGGCAGGACGTTTGTTTACTCAGCAGGCACTAGGCGTTGCGGGGCTTGGCGCCTTGGGCGGCGGCGGTGGTTATGCCGCAGGCGGCGAAGACGGAGCGCAGAAACTTGGCCTGAGCGGCCTGTTAGTAGGAAGCGCGCTGGCTGCGGGAGGCTCTCGTGCTGCTCAGCGTGCTCTAGTAGCTTCGCTGATCGATCGTCCTCAGGTGGCTATCCGCTTGGGCACCGGTATAGCGAACCGGGCGCGCATTGGCGGATTGTTCGGGGCGCCTATGCTGGCTAGTGCCGGTTCGTCGTTGGCGACGCAATGACGCCTGATGAAACATCTCGAAGATTATGCCTTTCAGCATGATACCTAATATGATGCCCCAACTCATGCTGCATGGTATAGCAGAATACAGGAGTAAGTAACATGCCATCTGCGACAGAGTTCTCTACTACGCCGTCAGCAAATACGACAATTGGTGGCCTTAGCGTTGGCGAAGGCTCTACCAATCCCGGCAGTCTCAACGATGTCGATCGTTATATTGCGGCAGTCATCCGCGATACGTACGACAAGATTCCTGCGGCTGGATCCTACCTGCTTGCATCAGGCGGCACGCTGACGGGCGATCTGTTCAGGGCAACGCGCGGCGGATTCCTCCATCACTCGTCTTCTGGGTTAGCCAGTGGTCAGGTTTACACGCAGGCGGAAGGAACCGCTCGCCCCGCTGCCGCTGAAGGCAGCATCGTGTTTTACTATACCTGATGGAGATTTTCGCATCTGGCAACTGGCGCAATATACGCCGTGGTGAAGTCCTTATTGGCGGCGCCTGGAGAGGCTTGACGCGTATCGAAATCTACAGGGGCGGTGCTTGGCGGCAGGCTGCGGTATTCACGTCGCCCATGTCCCTTACCGCCACCAACGTATTCGGACGCGGCAACAACGCAGGGCGTCCGGTGTCGGTGGTATCCGCCGCGAGCCAAGCAACGCCAACCGGCGGGCTGGGGCCGTATTCGTATAGCTGGGCTATTCTCAGTGGAGGCGCGTCAATCACCTCCCCCACGATGGCAGCAACGACATTTCGGCAAACAGTAGCCGGTGACTCCGTTGCGACATCTACGGCACGCGTGACATGCACCGATGTACTCGGTACAACGGCAACAGCAGATATTACTATCACCCTGACTAACGGGACCATGTGATGCACCATTTCTTCGAAGCCATCACGAACACGGCGGGCGATAGCCTGATCGGATACTTTGCGCGGGTCATCGACCGTACCACGCAGAACACGGTCACGCTGTCATCGGACGATAACGGCACGCCGATCGTTACCGTGTCTGGCGTCGAGAACATGGCGAAGTCCGATGCTTATGGAAACCTGAGTCTGTACGTGACACCGGGTACGTATCACCTCGACATCTACGCACCGAATACCACGTCATTCCTTTACCGGGTGCCTGATGTTGCGATGAACTCCAGCAAAGGGGATCCAGGGCCGCAGGGAGAGCAAGGGCTGGCTGGTGAGGGCCTTGAAGATGTGATGGCGCCCACTGGTGCTACGCTGGTTGGCTTTGGTGGTCGTTCGGTCGATGCCAAGCTTCAGGAAACCGTAAGCGTCACGGACACGCGGTTCGCAGGCGGTGCCAAGGGTGACGGGACGAATGACGACACAGCAGCCATCCAGGCGGCGATGACGTTCCTGAACGGTAGGGGTGGCGGCACTGTTTATTTCCCGGCTGGCACGTACAAGGTCACAGCCTCGATCACACTTCCCGATCGCGTCACTATCGAGGGCGTTGGAGGCCACGTCGGTTCGCTTGTAGCTGGCACGCATGCAGGGCCAATCTTCCTCGCCACCAGCGACACGCCGAACAACATCCGCGAGTACACGACGGTCCGCAAGATGGCTTTCACCGGGGCGGGTTGCACCGCAATTGGCCAGTCCACCAACGTCGATTACCTCTCGCGCCTGATGGTGACGGACTGCCACTTCTACGGGCAGTTGGCCTATTGCATCGACGGCGATTTGATCTTTGCCATCATTGAGAAGAATAGCTTTGGCTATTACGGATCGGCAAGCGTGCTGCATCGCCATATCCGCTCGAAGGGCAAGACCAGCAACGTTTCGAATAACAACAACCTGTTGTTTAATCGCTTTTATTCTTCGCTCGGTGGTCCAAGCGTGGAATGGGAGAACGGATCTGATTTGGAACTGTACCGCAATAATTGGGAGCAGAACCGCAGCCTGCCGCTGTCCTTGAAGGGTGTGCCTAGTACGTCGATCTATCGCAACTTCTTCGAGGGCAACCAGAACACCAACATGGAGATTCTGGTCGGCGCTGGATCCGATCTGGTGGACAGCTCGCATCTGTCGATTGTCGGAAACACGTTCGTGCCCTACTCGACGATTGTGCGACTGGTACAGTTGGATGTGTCGATCACGTCATGGTCGTTCGACTACAACACCGGAACGTCACTGGCGGGCAAGACGGTCACGAACAACACCACGAACCTGAAGTCCAGCCTTAACAACCTGTTTCCAGGGCTTACGCTGCCGTCGCGGCTGTTGCAGGAATCGGGAACGTGGAATGTTACGGATGCTTCTGGTGCGGCACTAGCTGTGACTGGAACGGGCGCATGGGAGAGGCAGGCCAATTACGTTCAGGTGGAAATAGGCTTCACGTTTCCAGCCAATGCCAACAACGGCAATAACTCGATTGGCGGTCTGCCGTACTCTTGCACCACAGTCGCCGTTGGTCCGGTCCTGTCGAATTATGCAGGCGGGATGGACGCGGCTACCAACGGTGGCACAAATACGGTCACTTTCTTTGCGCCGGGAACTATTACCCCGCTGACGAACGCGCAGCTTTCGGGTAAGACGATTTATCTTACGTTGCGTTATCCTGCGGCGTAAAGCGAGAAGGAGTATTACGATATGGCAAAACCCCCGAAGCCAGCCCCCAAGCCGAAGCCCGGCACCACGCAGCGCAGTGGCGGCGGCGGCAACACCAACCCGACTCAGCCACCCAAGAAGCCCGGCGGCTGACCTCTAATGTGGTCCATCGTTACGTTCGGATTGCTTTGCGCCGCATGTATCGCGGTGTCTTCCTGCGTGAAGGTGGACCGCAAGTGCGTCATGACGGCAGCGGTGGTCATCTCGATCAACTGGCTGCTGTTCTCGCTGCCTTGGATATATGCCCCGGCCTCGCTGGCGTTTATCGTGAGCGGATGGGGCGTATATGTTACCCATGAAGACACATGGTCTTTTATCGATCTTTGTTCGTTGATCGTAATAGGCTTTGCGTGCCGTCATCTCTGGTGGTCGCCTATCCTGTGGTCTGTGTATCTTGTGACGCTGGCGATGCATGCCGTGGCACGGTGTAATGGCCTTGAATATCTCGACTACCGCCGTGTGCTGGACGCGGCTTTGATTATCCAGCTTGCGACGATTTTCGTGGTTGGGGGTGGTGATGTTGCCAATCGTTTGTCTAATTGGTGGGGCGGCATTCGTCTTCGTCATCTGGGGTGGACACCCGTGGCTCGACGTTCGGAAGCCTTAAAGTGAGAGATGATGAACGTCTATTTTTCCAAATGCTATTGGCGTCCATCGGTGGGTCACTGGTGGCTGTCTGGGCGATGCCATGGCAAAGGATGAGTATTTCAGAACGCCTGTTCGCGTTCGCGGCATCTGTGTCATTCGGGATATACGGCGCCCCGGCGCTGGCTCTAGGTTTCCAGCATCAATTTGGCATAAGCCTAGACACCCCAGAATTGCAGAGCGCAGTTCGGTTTTTCGGAGCGGCGCTGGGACTGTTCTTGGTCCCCTACATCCAAGCAAAAGCAAAGAAGTCTCTTGGCCTCAAAAAGGAGGAAGAGGCATGATCGAAACATTCCATTCCCTACTGCGAATTGCCGTCATGCTTTTGAGCATTGTTGCCATCACCAAGTACAGGCATATGTTTAATAGGATGGAACGCATAGGGCTTAGCCTAGCTGGTGGCTGTGGATTGCTGACGATTGATGTCATCTGGGAGCAGGAACGTAGCCCCTTTTATGGGTGGATCCCCATGCTGTTCACTTTAGGGGTGGCGCTGTTCTTGGTGGGATTGTTGCGCCGTAAAGGTCGGCATGACCTCAATAACCAAGCGCAGAAGGCGCATGCGAGCGCCCATTTGAGGGCTAGGGGTAAGTTATGACACGCGCAGAACTATTCGCCGACGTACGCCACTACGCCCCAGGTGGTCGCTACACGCCCGCTATGGTGACGGCGCTGGATGATCTGGCGGATATGTTCGGGTTGCCGCGTGGCGCCGATGCAGAGGGTTGGTTACCGTATGCGCTGGCGCTTATCAAGAAGTTCGAGGGCTGCGAGCTGAAGGCGTACCCGGATCCCGGCACTGGTGGGAAGCCCTGGACGATTGGCTGGGGGTCAACGACCGATATACAGGGACGCCCTATCGTGCCGGGCACGGTATGGACTCAGGTGGAAGCCGATACCCGCCTCGCCACGCAGGTTCTAGAGTTCGCGGCGGGTGTGGACAAGGCGCTAGGCGATGCAGCTGTGACGCCCATGCAGAAAGGCGCCATGGTGTCGCTGGCTTATAACATCGGCGTCGGCGCTTTCACGTCGTCCACGCTGCTGAAGAAGCATAAGGCTGCGGACTATGATGGCGCGGCGGCACAGTTCTTGGTTTGGAACAAAGCAGGGGGCAAGACGATGCAGGGGCTGGTTAACCGTCGAACGGCGGAGGCGCGTGTGTATAATGGGTTGCCGTTGTGATTAACGCCACCACCATTCCCAACATCCGCATCGTGGTCGGCATGTGCCTAGCCGCAATCGCCGGATACGCGCTGTTCAGCATTTACGTTGTCGTCGTGCTGCGTGACGCCACCATGACCGGCGATACTGTTGGTACATGGAAGTCGTTTGCCGTGCTGGCGTTCGGCTTCTGGTTGGGTTCATCGTCTGGCAGCAAAGCCAAGAGTGACCCGGCAACGCCTAGCGGTACGCCATCGGATCCCGTTTCTGTGGAACAGGTGCGGGAGTAAGGCGCTCCCGCTCGCTTGGCATTACGTCCTGTTGCGCGACGAACAGAGCATCGGGCCGTCCATAACAGACGCCTTTCGACTACCAGATTGCTGATTACCAAGTCGTTCGCCAGGGTAAACGAAGTTGACATCGCCGGGGCCGGTTCCAGCAGCATCATGCTCTGCCTTGCAGAGCGCATATGCTACCTGATGTGCTACATCGTGGCTCTCGTATTCGCCCTTAGTCTCGACACCGGCGGTTGAGCCATCTGCGCTATATCGGGTGACAAAATAGCGCGTTACGGGGCGTACGGAATATTCAATCATTCTAACCTCCAAAGCGACCGGCGCACCGGCCTATTGAATGCTGAGATTTTTCAGCAATCGTGATATACCACACACGTAATCGCAAAGGAACCACCCCATGAGCCTATTCGGTAAGATCCTAACCACTCTCGCCAAGCGCGTACTGATCCCCGCCGTCGCGAGCATCGCCAAGAACCCCAAAGCACCCCTGACGCTCGATGCGGCCAAGGATGCTCTGGTAGAGGCGGCTAAGAACGAGGGTGTGCGGCAGGTGGGTAAGCATATCCTGTAAAGCTGGTTTGCATATGGTTTGGGACGTGTGAAGGAATTGGGGGTTTCTTTACACGTCTGCCTTCCCTCCCTGCGACAAGAGGCGGATGGCGGCGGTGATCACGTCGCCAAGGCCCTGAAACTCGTTCGCCATTGCGTAGTCTGCCCGAACGCGACAGGCCCGCACATTGAGCCGCGTCTGATCTTCCGCAACCTTCGCCGCGTCTTGCACTCCATCCGCATAGGACGACACCGGGGGTATAATGCGGGTATAAAGAGGCTGTGTCGTTACAAAATATTCCTCGCTGTAGTCTCGACCGGGGGAACCGAACGCCGTTCGCGATGGTTCATACTCGTCAACACCATCCCAACTAGATAGGCGTTCGTTTGTCTGACCTCCTTCCATATGAAGCGTGTGGAGGTACGCAACCGGCAGCAGCGCCACCCCTTCGACAGCCCCGCTCATGATGCCTTCACCTGTGCGAGGGCGGCGCGGAGTTGCTCGAAAGCGTCGAAAGGCACGATCCAGCACTTCTCGCCGTCTTCGCCCTCAATCGACATGACGCGGCCATTGCGCGCCTTGTAGAAGTCGAACGCCTGCTCGATCACCGCCTGTGCAGCCTCCCGCAAGTCCTCCGATAGGGTGGGAGGCGTCGGGGTGGCGGCGTTCTCATAGGCGACGATCTGGGCGCTAAGGCGGTCAATCGTTTCGCGTGCCTCGTTTGGCGTCATGGGCCGCTCGAAGCACGGATACCCCTTACCGGCTGGATCTTCCCAGAGCGTCGGCATTCTCTCCCCCTCCTGCGACGTTGCGGGCCGCTCAATGCGCGTGGGAACTGTCGGCCATGACCCATCAGCGTTGCGGACATAAACACTGCGCGAACCGTCAATGCCGAGCGCGAAAAGCTCGCTTGGTGCGGTCACTTTGGCTCTCCGAGATAGAAGGGCGCCCACTGGTAGCGCGGGTCGTTCGGGCGATCAGGCTGCGGGTGCAGCGGGCCGTAGGGCATCACGATCCCGCCCTCGCTGTTGACCTTCACCGCAAGCCAACCGTCAGGCTCCTGCGACGTTGCGGGCTGGGTAGCGAGGGCGGCGATCGTGAAGTCGAGCGCCCACTGTTCGTGCGGTCCGAGCAGCTTTTCCTCGCGCTTGAACCGTTCGAGGAAATAGGTGGCCCGTGCTGCGTCCATCGTGCCGACACAGCCCTCGCGCACCTCTCCCGCCTGATTGGTCGCGGGTACAGGTTCGGGGGATGCGGCGATGGCTGCACGCAACTGCGTCTCGGTGAACAGGCGCTCGACACGGACAGCGGGGTTGCGCGTGTTCGGCGTTGACCAATGCTCGCTGTAGGTGTGGCCGTATTTGTCGCCATGCTCGGGATGCGTCTCACGGTAGGCGGCGACACGGAGACCGCATACCGTCTCGCTCGCAATATCGCGCACCACGTCGCCCTCCTGCGCAACCGTCACCGCTTGCTGGTCTGTCGTATCGGTTCCTTTGCGGACAAGCTTATCGCCTTGATAGGCGTCGGCCTTTTCAAACCAATCATCGTTTAGTTCAGGACGTTGTTCGGTCATCTCGTCATCTCCTAGATTCAAGCGAATGCCACAGCGGCGAGTACAAAGGCAAGTACCATAACGAGCCACAGGGCGAGGGATATGTACCACGGCTCGCCCTTGTGGGGTGGCTGGAGTGGCATGTTGGCAATGTCCCGGTCGCGGGTGTGCATGGAGTGTTTGCGCTGGTAGATCATTTTGCACCTCGCAGGGCATTCCCAAAGCCAACCGCCACGGCTTCGATGACGTAACCAATTACCACCAACAGAACCACGACACCGGCAAAATGCCAGCCGTCGCGAAACGCGAACTCTAGAAATTCCATCATGCCACGGTGTCCTTCATAAAGCGCCCCTTGTCATCTCGGGCGCGTGGGGTGGTAAATGGGGCTAGACGGGCGTGAAGCTTGGTGTTTGCGCCCGACACCGCATAATACCAGCCAGTAACTAACTTAATTCTTTCTGCATCTTCTTTGTGTCTCTCGGCAGACGCATCCAACCGTTTCATCAACCCCGCAATCTCCGCATCCTTCTCCGCTACGATGCGGTTGTGGGTGGTGGTCTTTATGAACATGGCGCTGCCTCCCAAGGCTGAATTGTGTCGATCGGATTAGATACCGCAATGCTGCCCCATGGCCGGGTTTCGCTGTTGCGGCGCTTACGAAAATGCAGATTCGTGCCGATCAGTTCGCCATGCATCTGGCAATACTGAGGCTTGATCGCCTCCAGTCGGTGAGGATTGGGGGACCATGGCACCCGGTACATGGCGCCGATCTTGAACCGTGTCAGGTCAGGCATGTCATCATCTCCATTCTCTTTGCATCATCCCAACCCCCAAACCATGCCGCCCGTGACGGTCCTGCAATGCGATAAGGGTTCTGTGCCCGCGTCCGGTTGCGCTGGTAGTCCGTGGCGCCGATCTGGCGGGGGGTCATGGGTGCACCGGAGGGGCTGGGAGGGGCATCCAGTGGGTAGGGTCGAATGGACTCCAACGCCCGTCTCGGGTCCAGTGGATACAATAACCAACCGGAGCCATCCAAGATGTAACGCCGATGCTCTTATCGAGAACTACATCCGGCCACCATGCCATAATCCTAGTGCCATCCTTCGGCGCCGTCTCAATTGGTTGCCATTCCATCACGCCACCTCCGGCCCATGCAGTTCCAAATCCTCCTGCCGCAGCATATCCACCGCCTGCGCATCCATGTCGTCGAGGGCGTCATCCAGCAGATACAGCGCGTCGGACGTGAACTCCTGGAAGTCCTTGGCCTCGACGATCTGGCGGATGATGCGCAGTTGCACACCCAAAGGCGCGTCCTTGATGGCGCGGGTCATGGCGTCGTAGTCGTGGGTCATTGTGCGGACTCCGGATAGGAATAGTAGCCAACGACATTAGCCAGAGCCTCGACCAGCAGAGGTGCTTCCTCATAAACACCATCATTGCCAGTTGCCTCAGCACACGAAACATGATGCTTGTCGATAAACTCGCGGGCTATCTTTAGCAGATTTTCACCAGTGCCGGGGGCCGCTTGTTCCGTTTCTAAACCAATGGGCCGAACCTCACAAAGTTGCGTTAAATCATGAATGGCGCCTACAGGCACGCTTGGCTTAGTGAATGATAGGCGAGGCTCTTTGTCGAACGCCGAATACGTACCATCGCTGTGTATGCAATTCGCTAGTCTATAAGACCATGCGACTTGCTTATTTTCCGTCGTCATCTCAGCGGCTCCCTTGCTGCGTGTTTGGATGGGTATGGGCGTTAAAAAGAATGCCGTCAACACAAAAATATACGTTGACCGCACATTTCTGCACGCCTATTGATTGCGAATGGATGAAAGAAACACCCTCATGCTCGCCGTTCGCGAACGAGCCTTCGCCGCCAGGATCAGCCTTTATGCCCTCGCTACAGAGGCAAAGGTATCCGGCACTTCAATCACCCGTTGGATCAAGCATCTGCGTGGCGACGAGACTGGCAACGTGCCGTCGCTGGCTACGATCGGGAAACTTGAGAAAGCCTTAAAGGAGATGGAATCGTGAATGACTTTTTCAAAATCGGTGACGTAGCGGTGTGCATCGATGCGGGAGAAAATACCAAATACATCAAGAATGGCGCGATTTACCGAGTTAGGGCTCTAAAAGGGCCGTATCTGTATCTTGTTGGCGTTCATGCGGTCAGCGGTTCGGGCCAAGATGGATTCAGGGCGCACCGTTTCCGCCACCTCCCCAAAGCCGACGACACCTTCATCAACCAGATGCGCTCATTGAAGCCAGCCAAGGACAAAGCCAATGCTCGATAAATACATCATCATAGGCGGCATCATTTGGATTGCCCTGAGTGTGATCGTGGCGCTGGTTATCTGCTCTATCATGAAGAATGCGGGAGATGAGATGTGAGCGAGTTTAAGGGAACGCCGGGACCACTGCATGTTCAGCAGGATAGCCAGTGGCCATACAATATCCGCGTGTGCGAGCATTCTGGAGCAACCATTTACAGCGAGCACCTGATCTGCTCATCGTCTAGTTGGAAAGGGTTAGATGATGCTCGTAACCTTGTAGGTATTTATGGTGTAGAGCGAGATGAGTGGTCGGCGCTGATGGAGCGTCAAATGGCGGATATGCAATTGCGCGCAGCGGCACCGGATTTGCTGGAGGCGCTAGAAGGAGCCATAGGCGCCTTAGAGCAGGATCTAGACGCAGGGCGTGATAGTGGTGACGCAGATTGGGAAGGCATCGCCTATCAGCGTTTAGAAGCAGCTAAAGCAGCAATCGCCAAAGCCCTCCAGCCATGACCATCGAAACCATCCTAGCCGAACGCGGCGCGACGTATGGGGAGTATGCGGAGGGGACGAAGATCGCGATGGACCTGTTCGCCATCATGCAGACGGCACCGTCCTACCCGGCAATGAGCGCGGGGCAAAAGTACGCCATGTTCATGCTGTGCGCTAAATCGGCACGGCTTCTTAATGGCGATCACAACCACGTTGATTCGTGGACGGACATAGGAGGATACGTAGCGCGTGTCCTTGAAACACTGAAGGGAGAAAACTGATGGGTGGATATAGCCCACCGTGGCCGCAGGAAGAAAAGGACCGTGTTCGCGCTCTGGTTGCTGAAGGCAATAGCAGCAAAGAGATCAGCGAGATCGTCGGGCGCACGGCGAAGAGCATCCTTATGGGTGTGCTGCGTTACGAGCTGGGTCCTTGGCCCTCACTCGAAAAGCGCGACATGCCGGAAGGGTTCGCGGAAGACGCGCCATATATGGGCATCCGCAGACTTTCCGAGAAATACCATCTTGGCCTCACCAGCATCGAGCGGTTTCGCAAGGAACTCGGCATTACTAAGGTTGTGCGCAGGCCAAAAGATCCCAGCTTGAAGAAGCCCAAGGCGCCTCGCAAGCCACGACCATCGCGCGCTAAGAAGGTCGCAAAAGAGGCTTTCGTCAGGGCGGCGCCAGAGAAGCCAAAGCACGGCCTCAAGGAAAAGTACAAGACACACCTTACGAACTACTGCGTTCGGGATACATCGCCTACGGGGGAAGCCCAGCACATCCTCCAGGGAGAGGGATGGATCGTTTACCGCTGCAATCTCGAAGGCAAGGCTGATATAGCGGGCAAGAGATGGCGTTGCGGGCGCGATGTAATTACCGACCAGATGCTAATCGACTTCGCGGCAGAAAAGCCGGAACGTGATGCACGCAGGGCAAGGCTTGCCCAAGCTAGGGCGGCATGATGTGCCCGGAATGCGGCAAGGGATCGGAGGTGATCGACAGCCGCATTATCCCTAGCGGGGTTCGCAGGCGCCGTCAGTGCCTCAACGAGCATCGGTTTACTACGATAGAGCAGGTGCCGCAGCCGAGCCTAGCCATGCAGTTGCGTAAGCTTGCGGCTAAGATTGAGGCGGGGGTGGCATGAATCACGTGCATGAGAAACAAGCCACCCTAGACGGCCAGATCGCAGCCCTACGCGGCGCCTACCTGACCGACAACCCGCACCCGCTGGGGACGGCGCGGTCGCGGGCTTGGTCGAGGGGTTGGCGGGTGATTAAAGATCGTTCCTGATAGGCCAAACTCTAACCACCTCCCGTTCGACATAGGGCCGTATTAGCTGGGGGATCCTGGCTAGTTCGGCCCTTCGTTCGTCTTGGGTGTCCAGCGCGATGATTTCGCATGCGCCTTGGAAGATCGGCAGGCGTGCCCAGGATTGGATGCTGGTGGGGGCGTCTTCCATGGCTATGCGGCCGGAGAGGACTTCGTTTAGCCATTGTTGGGGTTTCATGGTCACAGCGATGCTCTCCACGCTTCAAACGCTTTCCAGGCCCCCACAGCGCCCAACGCGACACACGCGAAGGCGCCTGCATCATGCGCAGCGGTCAGGTACGGGATCTGCCCCGGTTGCCATGACGATAGGGTGTGGTCCAATCGTTTTACCTCACACACGAACGCCACGGAAGCTGGAATAACCACGTCGGAGGCCCCAACAGCCATGCCTTCAGCCTTATGCTTCAGCACCGTGGAGAACTGTCCGCCTTCCTTTAGACCCTCGTTGCGCGGATGCAGGACAAGGACCCCCCATGTATCTGGAAAGTCCTTGCGGATCCTGTTGATGATGCTGGCCTGCTCTACGTATTCCTTGGGGCACTTGCCCCTAAAGCTTGTGTCGCCGAAGACGGGGAAGGGTAGATTATTAAGGCGCAACGTCTGCCTCCATGTTGAATGCTAGGGTGCGGTAGAATGCGTTGTCTACCTGTTTAACGTAGGACACAGTTTCCGGTGTTCCGTGTTCGGTTGCAGCGCAAAACTTGTCCCATTCTGCTTTGCGTGGCTGGTACTTACTTTCTGGTGAATACCATACTGTGAAGTTCTTGTAAGGCGTTTTCCATTCTACCTTAACGGTGGTCTTGCCCGTTGTGCTTATACTCGGCGGCGAAACGTTCATGGAAAGCACAACATCCGTTTGCGGGATGGTGGGATCTTTCTTCATGGCCTGAAACTCAGCCACAAGCCGCTCATTGGGGTCGATTATCTCGGACTTACACGAACGGCACCTACGCGCGCTAATGTCGTTCTTTTCCTCGCAAACCTCGCAGGTCTTTGAAGTCCAGTAATATTCGCATCTCTCGTATTGGGGCCCGACTTTTACGAGGCCATTGCACCGGCGTCCGCAATGCCCTGGCATGGGGCCGTAATCTGTTTCAATCGGGTTTCCCCAAACGTCCAGGCAATAGCCATGCTGGTCTAGCTTGTAATCGAGGCATTCCGGGTTGGCGGTAAAGTCGTTCTCATGCCCACAGGAGGGGCACTCAGCAGCGATGGCACCGCCTTTCTCGCCTGCCTTGCCCGCCTTAATCGTTGGCGAGTAGATGTCACCATCGGGAAAGTGCCTGTCATAGTTTCCGGCATAATCCAGCCATAGGCAATCCTCCTTGCCCTCGAACAGCCTCCACGCACGCCCCAAGATCTGCGTCAACAGGGTTGCGGACTCGGAATAGCGCAGTGTGGCGATGATGGAAGTCCAAGGGCTGTCAAAGCCGGTCGTTAGCTTACCCACGGATACGACGTAGCGGACCTTATGCGCTCTGTATGCAGCGACAGCCCTCTTCTCTTCCTGCGGCGGCATGTCGCCCGTGACCATGACGGAATTGCCGGGAGGCAGGGATGCCATGATTTCATGCGCGTGCGCGATCGTCGACGCGAACAACATAACGCCGCCGGTGCGTCTTTGCGCCTGCGAAACAACGTCCGCGACCACAGCCGCCGTGCGCCTGCCCTGTCCTACGAAGGCGCGTTCCACGGTGTCATCATCTAGGCGCCCGTTCGGAAGGAGTCGAACGCCAGAGGTGTCGTAGGATTCCGCATTGATCTGCCCGATTATCATAGGCGTGATGTATTTTGCGTCCAGCATCTCACGTGCAGAAACTCTGTAGACGCATTTGGTAAAGTAAGGATCACGGCACACGTCTTCGCCGTTGATCTTGTTGTCAGAATGCTGGCGGAAGATATAACCCTTTCCCATGACGTAGGGCGTTCCGGTTAGACCCAGCACTCTCGTATGGGGATTGCCATCTCGCATCGACTCGATGATCGTGCGGATGGTCGGCGTCATACCGTGACACTCGTCCACGACTACAGCACAGTAAGAGCCGTCGCTGAAGCGTGAGATGGCGTTTACGACCGTGCCGGGTGTGGCGAATACTATGCTGTGCCGGGTGGACTTGGCACGACCAGAAGACGCCGAAAAGATAGACGACGGATGACCCGTTTCGTCCATCTTGGCCTTGTTCTGCAAAACCAGCTTGGCATTCGGTGCGAGACACAGGATCCGCTTGCCGCCGCTCATAGCGTGCAGGCGGTCGGCAATATGCGCAATCATGTGCGATTTGCCTGCTGCTGGGGCGGCGTCGATCAAGCAAGGGCTGGTCGTCGTGCGCATGAAGTCCAAGGCCGCATCGCACGCGGCCTGTTGGTACGGACGGAGAGCCATCTTACTTCAGGCCCCAGAACTCGGTTGGCTTCCCGCGATACGGTTCAAGATCCGCGTCTGGCAGCAGCTTCTTTACGACGGTGGCATAAGACACCGCTCCGGCACGCTTGGTAAGCGTCAGTCTACGCCCGCCGAAGATTGCGTTTTTATCCTTCGCAATCGCGACCATCTCCGCAAGCAACTCTTTCTTGCGTTCCGTCGCGCGCTCGATCGCTTCGGACAAGTCATCGTACTCCGCAACCATCTTTGCTGCGGATGGCGTGTCGATGATGATGCGCTTGTCGGTTAGATGCTCGTCCGCGTTGTTCTTCAGTTCCCACAAATACTCAGTGTGAAATTGCTTCAGGCGGGGAATATTGGTTGCAAGCCAATCGTCGTCGCGGTGGATTAATTTGTTGCAGGTGCCGTATGGCGTCCACTGGTAGAAATAACAGGAGAGATGACCAGTGCAAAACATCTGCACCTGCATTTGCGCCAGGTAGTGCGGTAATTCGTGTGGCATCTTGAAGATAGGTTTTTCGTCGTTGCGGATGCCGTAAGGGCATTTGACTTCCAAAAGACGATTGCCCGTTACCTGGCCATCCGGGCTTGCACCCAACCAATCCTCATACTCCACGAACGGCATGGGGTTAACACGCTCGCTCGTCTCCATCTCGAACTCTTGGATGGCGCCCGCTTCGTTGTACGTACCCCATTCGGTCGCGACGTTGCCCGTAAACTCGCTGGGAGCGCCCATGGAGGCCCGGACCATCGACCTAAGCACATCGGCGCGTGTCATATACGGGGACAGGCCCAGGATGGCGCCTACGACGGATCCTGTAACGCGGCCCTTGCGCTGCTCGAACCATGCTTCTGAACGCTGCTCAATCATCATTCTTTCCTTCTCGCTCTTTAGCCTCGCCCTGCCTTTCAGCAGGGTCCGGTAAAGGGTGGTTAGAAGGGTACGTCGTCGTCGAGGTCGTCATCCAAGAATGCAGGCGCCGCCGCCTTCTTTGGCGCAGCCTTTGCTACCTCCGAAACGGCGCGCGTCTTATCCGCCACAGACTGGATCCAGTTGCCGGACATGTCCGAACCGTCGTCTGCCTTCATGGCCCAGACGCCGAGACGAAGCGTCATCTGCTTGTTGGTCAAAGACACGGCCAACTGGTCGTCGGTCGGCTTGCCCTCGATCTTCATCAGCTTGCCGCCAGCGTTCGTGTCGATCGCAGCGAGCATCTTGAGCTGCTTGTCACGGTACTTCACCGGATCCTTGTGCTTCGGCTTCTCGTCCGTGACCCAGAGCTTGTGAAAGATTTTGCGGTTGAGATACGCGTCAGGCTTCAGCACCGTCCACCGGATCGACAGGTATTCGTTGTTGTCGCGATCGGTTGCCCACTTGGCTTCATCCGGCATGGCGAGGACCGTCGTGCCTTCGGGGATCGGCTCCATCGAGCCGCCGCCTGCATCGAACTCGGTTGCGGTGTTTGCGGCGGTGGTGCCGTCTGAGGTTGACCAGAATGACATGTCTTACTTTCCTTCTACAAAATCGTTAGCGTCGGGGGTTTCGGCTTCCACTTGAACGGGCGCTTTGCGCTTCCGGCCTTCGATCAGCATTGCGAGCGGGTTGATGCCCTTCTCGAACGTGATGTCATCCTCGATCCCAAAGCGGTTCTTGGCGACCGTGGCTGGCGTCATGTACGTCACAAGGACGCGTTCGCCGGTGGTGACAGCTTTCTTCTGGCCTTCCTCGCCGCGCAGGATTGCGGCTTGCTTGAGAAAGCCAACCAAGTCGCAGTTATCGACGTAGGGCGCCATCGACTTACCCGGCAGGCGAAGCGTGTACTGACTGTAGCCGTCGCTGTCAGGCGGATCGATCCGTGCAATGTCGGCATGCGCGAGGAAGATCGTATGCATCCCCTTTTCCTTACGCAGCATCTCGACTGCCTTACGGACGCGGGCATGCTGCGCCATCACCGCAGCAGGACCAGCGCCATAACCGCCAAGGGCTTGATTGATGCCGCGAGCCTTTGTGTCGGACGCAAGCACGTCGGCAACGAAAAGCTGCTCGAGACCCGTAACGGAGTCGATCACCAACGTCTTGTACTCGTGATCGTCGTCGAGCAGCGCCTTGAGGTATTCCCACAGTTCCCCGGCTGTGGTCAGTTCTGGCAGCATGTCAGGGCGAACGGCGGCTGGAATGTCGCGCGGCGCGGTTTCTCCCTGTGTGCGGATAATGATGGGATTGGGAAAGGTGGATGCGAGGCTTGTCTTGCCTGACCCCGCCGTCCCTACGATCGTCGCAACGATCGGTTCGCGTACCGGCTTAGCGGCACGGCTTAGGATACTCATGTTGTTTTGTCCTTCTCTCTGCTTCTTCCGGGGTTGCTTGTGCCACCGGTATACGGTATCGGTCAAGCGATATTTTCAGGAGGACTACCGAAATGATGACCCTGCCCCAGATTGTTGAGCAACTGCGGGACCGTCGCCCTGGCATGGTGGCGCAAGCCACGGGGGTCCGCACCAACACGATCATCGACATCCGAGATGGCACCACGCGCAACCCATCTTACGAGACCGTAAAGGCGCTTTCTGATTATCTGCGCGATGGTGCATCTCAGTGACCAATGTTGTCCAGCTTAGGCCATCGACGGGTCGGCTAATTTACCGAGATATGATGTCGGCAGGATTTCATATCTTTCCCCTGTATCGCTTCAAGACCAACGGGCTCTGCGAGTGCGCGGATCCAGAATGCCCCGCCATCGGCAAGCATCCCCGTGCTTCTTCATGGCAGCACACTCCGATGTGGGATGACGAGCAGATTGGTAACATGGAGATGGCTGGCCATCTGGATACCGGATACGGCGCCCTATGCCGTGGCCATATCATCGTTGACGTTGACGCGCGCAACGGCGGCGTAGAGTCGTACAAGAAGCTGCGCGCGCTGGTCCCTGAGGTCGATGACGCGGGCCTGACGGTTAATACCGGATCCGGTGGCGGTTCGCAGCACCTGTATTTCAAGGCGCCCGAAGGCGTGTCGCTGGTGACGCACCTGCCGGAATATCCAGGTATTGATTTCAAGTCATCCGGCTATGTCGTGGGGCCGGGATCGGCTCATAAGTCGGGCGGCGTATATACGGCAGATGGCTACCCGGAGGATATTGGCGACGCTCCAGCCGCGTTGATCGACCTCTTGAAGCGCCCCGAGCGTCATCGTTCCGAGTTCAATGGGCATGCTGTCGATCTGGCGCATTCCGACATTCAGGAAATGTTGGGCCATGTGACGAACAGCGACCTTCCTTATGAAGACTGGCTGGCGATCGGCATGGCCATCCACCATGCGACGCAAGGGTCCGGGTTTGATCTGTGGGACGCGTGGTCGGCTACCAGTGGGAAGCATGACTCCAAACAAATGCAGTACAAGTGGGGCAGCTTCGGGCGGTCGGCTAACCCTGTGACCATCGGCACCCTTATTCACCATGCCGAGCAGGGTGGTTGGGTTATGCCTGTGACGTTCGTTCCGGATCAGCAATTTGCCGACGAACCAGATGCGCCCGTCGATGGACTACCCTTCGACATTGCTGGCGTCGATCTGACGGCGCCTCCTGGCTTTGTTGGTGAGGTTGCCAAGTGGATGGATGCGTGCAGCAGCCGCCCGCGCAAGCATATTGCTGTCGCCGCTGCATTGACCACGATCGGCAACATCGGTGGGCTTCGCTATGTAGATGACATCTCGGGCGTGACCGCGAACCTGTTTGCGTTCTGTGTTGCTGGAGCCGGTACGGGCAAAGGCGCAATCCAGAAAGCATCGGCAGCATTGATGCGTGAAGCCGGTATTGCCGCTGCATCGCACGGCAGCATCAAGTCCGAACAGGAGATGATCCGCAATCTTATTCGGCATCAGGCATCGTTCTACAGCATTGACGAGGTCGGTATCTTTCTAGGCAAGATCGACAACGCGAAGAAGAAGGGTGGAGCTTCCTACCTTGAGGGCATCCCAGGCATGATGATGTCAGCATACTCACTCGCGGATGATTGGATGGGTATCAGCGGGGACCTGAAAGAAAGCACTCGTGCGGATCTTGTTAAGGAATTGGGGCAGATCGAAGCAGCTTTGGATAAGGGGGAAACGCCGTTCCTTCTATCGCGCAAAGCATCACGCGAGCGCTTTTTGAGGACTCTAGATAACGGCATCGAACGACCTTTTGTTTCAATGATGGGCTTTACTACCCCTTCAACATTTGGCGACACGATAAGCGCTGATAATGTAGCTAACGGCTTCATCCGTCGTTGCCTCATCTTCAATGAGCGTGAGACCGTGCCTCGCACGCGTGGCGTGTGGCAGAAGCCAACTGTGCCGGATGGTATGGCAAACTACGTGCGCGCTATATGGTCGGGCGGTGAGTACGACAGCCAAGCGTTCGAGCGCGTGGAAAATTACACAGAACCATCTAAGCTTCCCAGCGCGACCGACGCTGTGGCGTTCCTTGAGCGGTGCAAGGAATGGTTCGAGGAAGCGGCAGAGGATAGCAAATCCACCAGCGGGCTGGAATCGCTCTACATCGGCGCCTATGAGCTTGTAGCGAAGGTTTCCTTGATCCTCGGTATCCCAGAGCAGCTTCGCACAGCGGAGCATGTCCGGTGGGCGTTCGCGCTGGTCAAGCGGGACATCGAGGACAAGGTCAATCTTGTCACCGCGAACGACAAGGTAAAAAGCGCTCCCAAGACCGCGCTGCGATCCGCATTGCTCGCATTGATCGGGGATACGCCGTTCAAGGAGGGCGCGATTTTCAACCGGCTGGACAGCAAGTTCAAGCGCGATGACATCCTGGCGGAGCTTGGTGTCATGGTGAAGAAAGGGCTGATCGAGGTCAACGAGAAGACCCATGCGCGCAACAAAACCGTCTTCCGCACCTACGTTGCGCCTTAGGAAAAGGTAGAAAAATGCTCAGGAAAACAGGAAAAAACGTGCAATATCATATGGATAACAGAATAATAGAAAACGGGGGTATATATATAGAATAAAGAAAAAGAGGGGGGGGTATATACCCCCTGAGAAAGTGACATAGGTATATATAGATATATAGATATATAGATATTATATTATTCTATTATCCATTTAGAAAAGACACGATTTTTTTCCCTACCGTAATCGTATCGTAGATTATCCTGAAAGGAGCCGATGGACATGAAAATCGACCTCGACAAGACTGAGAAGTGCCTAGTCCCCTGCCGCTACTGCGGGTCCGTGTGGGGAATCGTGAAGGACGGCAAAGGGCCACATGCCAAGCGCATCGATTGCCATGGCTGTGGCAAGTTCCTGAACTGGATGGGCCTAGATACGGCTATCCGCTTTGGTCTTTACGAACAGACACGCGATTGACCCGCCACCGCCTATCTTCGGTTGTGGCGGGGGTGAAAATAGGTGTTGACGTTCGGAACGGAGTGGCGTAATCGTTCGTCACGCCAAGAGATGGAGACGGCACATGGAATATTACAGCACGCAGAACTTCCCTAACTTTGTCGGCAATCACGGAGCGTGGGACATTTACGCAAACCACCACGGCAAGTGCGCTGCCATCCCTACCGATACCGGTCAAGCTAACGGCAATCTTCCCAGCAATTTCGGCACGCTTGGTTACGCCATGCGCACATTGGGGCTGGAGGCAGTAGCATGAAGTGTGATTTGTGCTGCGTTAAGGGGCGTCTGTTTAGACATGATCCCCAATACGATGACCCGGATCTCGAAACAGACATTGCGGAATGTCCAGATTGCTCGGGCGATGGCTGTGGGGATGATGGCGAACCGGTAAGCAAGGTTGGCCGTTCGGCTGGGTGGCTGAAGTGATTGTCAGTCGCGCCAGATGGAAAAAGGACGCTCGGGACGGAACTTGGGTTCTGTGCGGGTTCCACTGGATGAGAATGCGGCCACGAAGGAGTTTACGCTAATGCCCCAGACAACCACGCAGCGTACGGCCAAGCATCGGCTGGCGGTGAAGGAGAGGATGGCGCGTCTGGTGGGGGCGTTGGAGGACATAGCTGAACATCCTGGCCCTTACGCCGATGAGGCCTGTTGGGCACGCGTAGAATGGGCTCGTGAAGCCCTCAACCCTACTGACACCAAGGCCTGACAACGTGTCATTGCTTTCGGCTCTGAAATACCGCATAAAGAAAGGGCTGGAACCGCGTCAACGGAACCAGCCCTATCAACAAGCGGATGGAGCCCGCCCGATGACCAAGCCTTCAATGGCCCATGACGTATTTCTTGGCAAGTCCGTTCGTGCGGAAAAGACCTGCACATACTGCGGGTCGTTCTGGGATCTCGGGCGAGACCACGTTATCCCGACATCGTATTTGCGAGCCAAGCGCGGCTTTTTCAAAAGCGACTGGATCGTACCCGCCTGCTCGGAATGCAACTCGCTTCTAGGCGCGGAACTTCTGTTCAACGTGCCAGACCGAGCGGCTTGGGTGGCAGAGCTTCTCAACCGCAAGTATCGAACCCTGCTCTGCTCGCTTCAGTGGGATCAGGACGAGATTGACGAGCTTGGGTATAACTTGAAAGTCGTTGTCGAGCGGGAGAAGGCTAGGCGCGCGGAGATGCTGCGTCGACTAGCTCATCTTGAAATCGTGGCGGCGATGGACCCAACATACATGAGCGATGACCGTCCCTCGATATTCCTACAGGATGAGGAATGCGCGGAGTTTATCGAGGACGACAGTTTTGCCGCCAGGGAGCGTCGTGACGAGCTTCTAAGGCGCGCGCGTAAGAGATTCCGGTGAGATAGGCCCACACGGGGCTTAAAACCGGCCTAGCGGTATATCTAGCGCCACCCAACCCGCCCGTATGGGCATGAATGGAGGATTTGAGATGAGTTCGAGAGACAACGCAATAGAGGCGATGCGAGCCTACATCACCAGCGCTGGCGTTCCTGTAACTGAGTTTGATCCAGAGTTCGTTGTCAACATGATGGCCGCGATGATGGTGTCGTTTCACAAATACGGCCGCGTTGCAGATGCATACCCGCTTAAGTTTGATGCGGCTTCGGACGTTCGCGCTCGGATGGCGAAGTACCGCGAGACGGGCAACCGGCATTACCTCGTGGACGCCGCCAACTTCGCAATGATCGAAGCGATGCACTCGGGGCGCAAGGGTGGCTCGCAGTGGGGTACGAATGATGCGGCTGACAGTCCAGGGCGAACCACTGTCAGCGGGCATCGACTGGTGCAGGAATCCAACGACGGATCTCGCATCATGGGTGAGACCATCCTGCACATTCCATAATGGTTGTTTAAAGGAAACTGCCGGGGAGCCATAACTTAGGGAGAAAAGGCTCAACCCGGCATATCCTAACCGGCGGAGATGAAACGCGGCGGACGCTGGACATATACGGTAGTTTGTGTGATGATGGCAATAGGGAGATTTGAGATGAGCACCGAGATTAATTGGAATGGCAAGCTTCAGGTAGTGCACACGGATGGGCGGGTTGTCGACCTCGCCGAGCATGAGCCATGGGGTAACCCTTCATGGCCGTTGAAGGCTATGTCCGCAGATGGCGCAATGGTGTTTTACATGGACCCTTCGCGCAATGACGTTTGCGCAGGTGCTATTGGAGACGGTTGGACCATCCGAAACGCTCTCGCCCCCACCCCCACCCCAGATGAGCGGGCTGTGGCGCCGGAGTTGGTGGAGAGGATGCGGAAGCTGGTTAAGACCGTCGCTAACGACGCCAGCGAGCCTTACTCGCTACGTCAGGTAGAGGATGAAGCCCGAGCTATCGTTGCCGCTTTGGAGCCGGTGGATACTGACTTGATCGAAGCCAGAGAGATTTGCGGTACTGCGCTTGGATCGTTCGTATTCCGTGATGGCGAGCGTGACGATAGCCCGGAGGTTATCTGTGTTCTTGCTGCCCTCCGTCGTACCGCCTCCCGCGATGTCACACCTTGCACCCGCGAGCAGTTTGAAGAGGATTGTCGGGCGTAATGGATAGCTTTGGTAGGAAATTTAGCGCCGCCGGTTGGACCAATGGCGGTCTGGATACAAACACAAGGTCTAGAGCCTGGAAGCTCAACCACAGGCGCTCAAGGCTAGGCGACAACAACGTCTGTTCGTGTGCCCTGGTTTATCCAATAGGCTCTAGCCACCCTTAGGGAATTCGAGATGAAACAGAGATTGATCACTGAAGCTATCCGCGAAGAACGCAGCACGGTGTTGAAACTGGAATGCGGGCATGATCGGTCTATCGGCGGAAACAAGATGGATCAGGAATGGTGCGCTGGTCCTGCCCATATGTTGAAGGGCATGTATTACCCGTGCTATGACGGACATTGCGGTGGTTGGCGATGACCCTCTGGTCACACATCCAGCGAGGTTTCGGCTACACGCTAGGCTCGCGCCTATGCCACTTGATGCTTCGGGCGTTTGGGGTTAGATGAGAGAGATGCCAGCAGGACGCCCAAGCACTTACGATCCAAGCTATTGCCAGCGTGTCATCGATATGGGGCGCGCTGGTATGTCCGTGGTCGAGATGTGCGCTGAATTGGAGTGCGCTCGCAGCACGCTTGAAGCCGCTTGGCCAGAGGCGCATCCCGAATTTTCGGAAGCCATGGCGGTGAGTCGCATCATGGCCCAGGCTTGGTGGGAAACGCAGGGTCGCGAAAACCTCACAGCAGACAAGTTTCAGGCATCGCTCTATTCCCGTTCAATGGCGGCAAGGTTCCCGCATGATTGGCGAGAGAAGACAGAGGTTCGTCAGAGCATAGAACTCAGTGAAGAGGCATCCTCATGGCTGGGGCACAAGTCCTAAACCTCGCTGCAAAGCGCTGGCCAAACAAAACCGCGCGACTGGCTGACGGTTTCTACAAGATCAAGGGGAAGGATGGGCAAACCGTTCCTTTCCGCATGAATGAAGATCAGGCGAAGTTCCACCATAGTCGGCACGGAATGGACGTGATGCTTAAAGCCCGTCAGAAGGGCTTTACTACGTACATCCAGTTAGACATGCTGGACGACTGCCTGTTCATTCCGAATACTGCGGCGGGTGTTATTGCGCACAACCTGAACGACGCCAAGGCATTCTTCGCGGACAAGATCAAGTTCGCCTACGACAATCTGCCGGTGGAGTTCCGCGAGGTCGTTAGCGCGGCGCAGGACGCCGCTGACAGCATGAAATTCAGCAATGGATCCAGCATCCGCGTTGGTACTTCGTTGCGCTCAGGGACGCTCCAGCGGCTGCATGTATCGGAATACGGCAAGCTGTGCGCGAAGTTTCCTGAGAAGGCCCGCGAGGTGCGTTCCGGTGCGTTCAACACGGTCCAAGCTGGGCAGCGCATTACGATCGAAAGCACGGCAGAGGGGCAGGCCGGTCACTTCTACGAGCTGACCCAGAAGGCACAGCAAAAGGCTGATGCTGGTACGCCGCTAACAGCGCTCGACTTCAAGTTCCATTTCGCGCCGTGGTGGACTTCAGAGGAATATGAGCTGCATGAGGATGTCATGATAACGACCGACATGGCGGCGTATTTCGAAGACCTGTTGGTAAAGCACAAGATCGCGCTCAGTGACGCACAGCGGGCTTGGTACGTGAAGAAAGCCGAGCAGCAGGGCGACGACATGAAACGCGAGTATCCTTCAACGCCACAGGAGGCGTTCGAGGCCAGCGTTGAAGGCGCATACTTCGCGACCGAGATGCGCAAGATGCGCAAGGAGCATCGCATTTGCCGCATCCCAATCCTAGACGCGCCGGTCTACACGACGTGGGATCTTGGTCTTAACGACAGCATGACGATTACGTTCTGGCAGGACCACGGCTTCGAGAGGCGCGCCATCGACTATTACGAGAACAGCGGCGAGGGCTTCAATCATTACGCCGCGGTGCTGAACAAGAAGGGCTACAACTACAGCCGCCACTACATGCCGCACGATGCCGACCAGCGTTCGCTTACCGATGTGGCGGACACGCGCCGGATGCATGCCGAGAGGACGGGTATTAAGCCTATCGAGGTGTTGAAGCGGATCGACACGGAGCAATCGGGCATCGACGCGTCGCGTTCGTTCCTTGCCAAGGTGTGGATTGACGAGGAAAGATGCGAGCGGTTGATTGCCTGCCTGGACAACTATCGCAAGGCATGGGACGATAAGCTAGGCCAGTTCAAATCGTATGCGCTGCACGATGAATTCAGTCATGGCTATAAAAGTTTCGAAAGTGCTGCTATCAAGCCTGAGAAGTCCGGTAGCGGTAAGTTGGATCTAAGTCGATTGACGCGAGGTATTTACTGATGGCTCTACAAGATCCCGATCGCGTCGAAGGCTGGTCCGAAGACGAGGCGACCGCCGAGACCGGCGTAAACCTAGCCGAACTGGTCGATGCGCTGCGTCGTGAGGCAGAGTCGGCAGAGTCCGAGTGGGATCGCCTGCGGGGTTATCAGGAAGCCGCGCGCAAGTTCTACGAGGGCAAGCCGTTCGGCAACGAGGTCGTCGGTCGCAGCCAGATCGTGCTTCCCGACGTGCAAGAGACCATTGACTACATGGTGCCGTCCGTGCTGCGTACGTTCGTCAGTGGTGATCGTGTCGTGGAGTTCGAGGCTACCGACGAGCAGGATGAGGCGGGCGCGGACGAGGCGACGGCTGCGGTTGGCTACAGCTTCATGCGCCAGCAGGACGGATACCGGGTACTCCACGACTGGCTTACGTGCGGGCTGCTGGAGAAGTACGGCGTCACCAAGACGACGATGGTGGACGAAGAGCGCGTAACGAGGCAGCGTGTCACCATCTCGGACCCGGTGGAGCTTGAAGGGTTCCAGGGCGAGGTCGAGGACGCGGAGGACAACGGCGACGGCAGCTATACGCTCGCGCTAAAGTCCGAGACCAAGATCAAGCGTTTCGTTGATGAAACGATCCCCGCCGAAGAATTCCGTTATTCTGCACGCGCTCGCCATGAGGACGAGGCTGATTATCTGGCGCATGTGTCAGTCAAGACGCGCTCGGATCTGGTGGATATGGGTTTCGACCGCGAGCAGGCGTACAAGGTGCCAACGTATTCATCGTTGCCGCGTGATCGTGAGGACGATTATTACGAGCCGGATCCTGAGAGCACCACGGCGCTTCAGATGGTCGAGTTGCGCGAGGAATACGCTCGCATCGATATGGACGGCGACGGAATTGCAGAGCGCGTCAAGGTGTTCCGCGTCGAGAACGAGGTGATGCGCTGGGCTGATGGCGAGGATGCTATCGAGGTTGTCGATGAGCAGCCGTTTAGTGTGTTCACGCCGTTCCCTCGTCCACATCGGCTGGTGGGATACTCGCTGGCCGATAAGGTCATGGACATCCAACTCGGTCGTTCGATGATCGCGCGGCAGTTGTTCGATGGCATGGTGCAGGCGAACATGCCGCGACCGATCGTCGAGACACGGGCGATGGACGAGAACACCATCGACGATCTGCTGTCGCCTATTGCCGGTGCGCCGATCCGGGTTGCGTCCGCTGGTGGTGTGCAGCCATATGCGACGACGTTTGATGTGGGCAAGTCACTGACCGTCATGGAGTGGATGACCGGCGAGCGTGAGTCGCGCACGGGTATCACGCGGCTTAACCAGGGCCTTGACGCCGACGCGCTGAACAAGACTGCGACGGGTACTGCCATGATGCAGGCACAGGGTCAGCAGCAGGAAGAGTTCATTGCGCGCAACTTCGCCGAGGCATTCTCACGGTTGATGGCGAAGAAGTACCGCCTGATGCGTCGTGAGGGCGATCCGTTCAAGATCAAGGTCGATGGCGAGTACAAGGAAGTAGACCCTTCCAAGTGGCCTGAGGACGTGAACCTGTCCATCCGTGTGGGATTGGGCACGGGCAACAAGGATAAGCGCGTACAGGCCCGTATGGCGATGATTCCTGTGCTGTCAGAGGGCACGGCGATCGGCGAGGTGTCGCCAAAGCAGCGGTTCAACTTTATCGACGGGTTGGTGCGGGATCTGGGGATTGGTCAGGGCGATCAGTTCTGGAAGAACCCGGATGCGCCCGCCGAAATAGACCCTGAGACGGGGCAACCCCGGCCGCAAGAGGCCGCGCCGCCGGACCCAGAGGCGGAGGCGGCTAAGGCTGAACAGGCTCGGGAAGATGCGAAGCTGGAACTGGAGCGCCAGAAGACGGCGGCACAGTTGGAGGAAACCCGCGCACAGTCCGAGGCCAAGATCCAGCTTATGCGCGAAGAGGCCGCTGCCAAGCTGGAACTTGAAGATCGCAAATCCGCCGCCGAAGCCGATATGAACATGCAGCGTATGCAGTTCGAGCAGGCCATGCAGTTACGGCAGATCGAGTTCAACGAGCGGATGGCAGAGCGTAAGGCTGATAGCGATGCTAAGGCGGCTGAGACGCGATTGAGTGTGAATCGTCCGGGTGGGGATTTGGATAAGTGACATTCCGCCCCCGCCATTGGGAACACACCGACGAATACCTCCAGGAGCATGCGGCCATCGACGCACAGGAGGCTGTGCTGGTTCGGTTGGCAGCGCGCGAACTTGAACGGTTGACATCGGACGAGGATAAGCGGACTATCCATCCACGGCCTCTAACCTGAGAGGGGGTGATCGCGGTTTCGGGCGTGAGTAACTTTAGCAAGGGAGAGTGAGATGATTAAGTACCTAGACGGCAAGGTCGAGGTGGAGTCGCTGAACTCGTTTTGGCTGGACTTAGGAGGCTCTGACGGGCTTTTCTCGTTCGACCGGGAAGATTTCACAGCATTGCGTGACGCCATCGACCAAGCCCTCAACACCAGCGCCGAAGAACTGGAGGCGTCGGAGTGAACGAAGAAATGGAACTTCGCCAGTGGGCCTTGCAGAGCGCTATCGAGATGGGCGCGGAACTCAAGGACGTGTACGCGGTAGCTAATGAGATGGTGGATTACGTCATGGGCGTGTCTGAGGGTAAGCATGATGCTCCTTGACCGCCTGATGGCATGGCTGGGCTACGTTCCCGTCACGCCGCGCCCATTGCCCAGGATCCACAACGGCGCCGATGCTGTTGCGCGTGGGATGCGCTTTGAATCATTTTACAACGAGGAAGACGGCTTGCGCGACATGATCGCGTCCCTGCGCCGTGATTACTTCGAGAAGGTTGGGCAGCTTGCACCCGGTGACGTTGACGGACTTCGCGCGCTTGGCATGGCCGACCGCATCGCCCGTGAGATCGAACGCAAGGTGCAGACGGTCATTGAGACCGGGCGGATCCGTGGTAATGACCGGGTGCACGCGGAGAAGATTTCTAATATTCGATAGGGAGATGGTGAGATGAAGATGATTGAAAAGATGGCACGTGCGATGGGCATGGTTGTCTATGAGCGGGATGGTCTGGAGAAGGCCACTGAGATAGTCAACGGCTGCTGGCAGGATTGGATTCCTGAAGCGCGTGCGGCACTTGAAGCTCTGCTTGAGCCGAGCGATAAAATGACAGAAGCGGGCGACGACGTAGAAATGTACGGCGTTTCAGTTCTCAGTATTGGAGAGAGCCAAACGGTCTTTTGCACCATGATTCAAGCGGCTTTAGACGAGATCTGACTTCCCGCATTGCCACCCGCGCTATCTTAGTGTAATTCTCACACACTGCACTATCGCAGTGATGAAGGAAACCAATGGCCCAGTATCAGGATGATGCAGCCAGCGGCGATTTCGGGGATGACCTGGATAGCGCGGCAGCAGCGATTTCTAACCTTGATGGCGTTATGGATGATGACCCCAAGGATGATGAAGAGAGTTCCGAGTCGGCAGAAGAGGACGATCTAGACCTCGACGCGGACGAAGAAGACGGTCAGGACGACGACGAGGACGAACATCCGCCAGAGGATGCCATCGATGCTCCCGTCAGCCTGACGGCCGAAGAGAAGGCGAAGTTTGCGGCCCTTCCCAAAGAAGCGCAGCAGTATGTAGCCGATCTGGAGAGCCGCAGGGCAATTCAGGTCCAGACGGCAACTACGAAGGCATCCGAGGCCCAGCGTTCTGCCGAGCAGGCCGCAGCCAGAGCCGACGCACAGGCCAAGGCCGTATACGCACAGCAGTTGAAGGCTATTGGGGACACTCTTGCCCCCCAGATGCCGGACCCGCAGTTAGCGCAGTACGACCCAGCGGCCTACATTGCCCAGAAAGCGCAGTACGACGCCGCCAAGGCCCAGCATGACGAGTTCATGCAGCAGGCGGAATCGCTCGGGAGCGACGCAGGACAGGAACTGACACAGACGGAAATTGCAGAACGCGATGCCGAACTGATGAAGATTCCTGAAGTGGCGAACCCGGAAACCCGTGACAACTTCTTCAAGCTTGCAATCGAACGCGGCAAGGAGGCCGGTCTGGACATGAGCCAGATTGGTCACGCAACCGCAAAAGAACTGATGGCATTGAGGGAGTGGGCTGAGGATCGGCGCGACGCGGTTAAGTACCGTGAAGCAACGGCTCGTCAGATGCAGCGCGTTCGTGATGGCAAGAAGACGCGAACCACCAAGCCCAACGCAGCCCAGCCTAGCAGCGCGGAGGGACGGGGTTATCGCGAGTCACGCGAGCGGTTGAACAAGAGCGGTGACGTGAAAGACGCCGCACGGGCAATCGCAGCACTCGGATTGTAATCAAGCAGCCAACGTCGTGAGACAGTAGGCTCTTCCCTTAGTAGGACATAACATGGCAGTTCCATCGAATACCATCCAGACGATGAGCCGCGTGGGCAACCGCGAAGACTTGTCGGATCTTATCTCCAACATCTCGCCGACCGAAACCCCTTTCGTTACCGCCATCGGTCGCGAAAAGGCTGAGGCGGTCTATACCGAGTGGCAGACCGACGCGCTGGTTTCGGCCAATGCGAACAACAAGGCTGTCCAGGGCGACGACCTCAGCAACGAGAACCGTCCCGCCACAACCCGTCTGGGCAACTACACCCAGATCTTCACGAAGGTTGTCGGCACCTCGACCACGCAGCAGGCTGTGAAGGCAGCAGGCCGCGCGAACGAGCATGCTTACCAGATCGCGAAGGCTGGCAAGGAGTGGAAGCGTGACCGCGAGGCACGTTACACGGGCAACTACGCAGCAGTTCCGCCGACCTCGACGGTTGCCGGTGAAGCAGCGGGCGCACTCGCGTTCATGCGCACCAATGCCAGCCGTGGTGTCGGTGGCGTCAATCCAACGCTCTCGGGCACGACTTCGGGCTATCCTAATGCAATCGCCACCAATGGCACGCCGCGGGCGTTTACCGAAGCGCTGCTGAAGTCGGCGATTGCGTCGGCATGGAATGCCGGTGGCGAGCCTACGCTCGTTATCATGAGCCTTGCCCAGAAGCAGATCGCGGCGACGTTCTCGGGCCTTGCCCAGCAGCGCCGTGAGACGGGCAGCAAGCGCCTGACGATCATCGCTGGCGCCGACGTGTACGTTTCGGACGTGGGCGAACTCCAGTTTGTCCCTGACCGTTTCTGCTCGGCACGCGACGCACTGATCATCGATCCGGAGATGTGGGCAATCCGCACGCTGGATCCGCTCCAGAAGCGCAAGCTCGCAACGACGGGCCTTGCCGATCGTGATGCGATGTACTCGGAGGAAACTCTAATTTGCAGAAACGATGCAGGCAACGCCGTCATTGCCGATCTTACGTAAGTCTAACGGGGGCCGTGTAATGCGGCTCCCAATTAGAGAGGATTGATACCATGAAGAAGCTACAGACGAACAGCCAGGGCAAGGACCTGAACGACGGCGCTGAAGAGCAGCACCCGGCAGTCAAGGACCTCCCGCCCGCAAACCCGCTCGGCGAGCCGGTCAAGCCTGCTGAAGAGTATGCGGACATCTCGGAAGCCGGCAAGCAGGCAGCGGCGCTCGGTGTCGAGACGGAAGAAACCCGTGACGTGAAGGATTACGTTGCAGGTGAGACCGTCGTCGAGCATCCGCTTTCGCCGACCGACGCCAACCCGAACCCCCACGGCCAGCGCTCGGATCCCGACGCAGATCTGGTGACGGAAACCGACGACAAGGGCCGCGCAACCCGCGTTGCCCGTGATGAGTCGGATATGGTCGAAGTGACGGGCAACAACGATACGCCCGTGCATCTCGGTGACGGGCGCACGCTCGGCAAGGGTGACAAGGCGAAGGTGTCGAAGGACGTTGCCAAGGACCTCCGTGCAAGCAAGATGGTGAAGTAAGCTGATGTCTGGCGAGAAGCTTTTTGATTACGATCCCGCAACGGGTCTAAAAACTTGGTTCTCGTCAGACGAAGAGGACGGGGGTCGCTGGCATTTCCGGCGTGAGCAGGATGTGACCCCCATCCTTGACGCCAACAAGGAAGCGCAAGCTGAGAGTTGGGATAAATCTGCCGATCTTTGGCATGCCGCGCACATCCCCACAATTGTCATGTACGAGTGGGCAAGCAAGTTCGGCGTAGAGATGTGGAATCCTGCGCACAAGGATGGCGTAAAAAGACTGTTAAATCATCCAGATTACCGCTATCTGAGGGTGCGCAACTTTATCATTTGAAGGGCACCCGTTATGTGGCGTGGTATTTATAAAACAACCCCCACTGCTATGGTGGATAGTCAGCAGAGAGAATTGCGTCTTTCTCAGTTCGGTGCGCTGATTACATCGAATGAACGCCCTGACGGCACGATGACCGCAGCAGGCACCGCCAACGACCCCACGAACACCCAGACCGCATACCTTCCTGCTGGTACAGATCGCAGCGCAAACACTAGCGCGACTGTCGGCACTTCTACGACCCTAGCTTCCGCAAACCCTACCCGGCGCGGGCTCAACATTCAGAACATCAGTGCCAACCCTATCGGTATCAACGAGATTGGCGGCACTGCCTCAATCGGTTCGCCGGGGACTTATACGGTTCCTGCTGGCGGTTCCGTGCGAATCAACACCAATCGCGCCGTTACTGTCGTATCTGGTGGCGCTAGCCAACCCTACACGGCAACGGAGTTTTAATGATGGCTGAAGTCGTCGGCGGCGCTACCTTAGCTGAAGCGCAGGCGCTTATTGATGCCAGCATGCCGCGCCCGTCAACCGTTACCCCAAGTTCGGAAACGACAGGCGGCAACACCGGCACCAACACCATGAAGTTCGCACAGGAGGGGCATCAACACCCCCGCCTGACCAGCACGACGTACGCGACCCTAGACGCTAACGGGCGCGCTACTGTGATGTTCACGCGGTCCTTCATGAACAAGCCGGGGTTCTCGATTACCGAGATCGATACCAACAAGACGCAGCCGCTGGTGTGCGTCGTGGAGTCGTTCATCCAGCCAGGGGGCGCGGGGACGGCCTATACGGGCTGCGTCATTAAGGGCTACCGCAGCCAAGCGCTGCCCGCACAGCCGCAGATGAACCTTCTGGCTATTCTCGGCACGGTCGTGGCGGGGGTTAACTCCATTGCCGCATCGCTTACCGGTTTCAATGTTTTTGGTGGTTCGCCCGCAGACGCTTCAGTCTCCGT